AGATAGATATGTGGTAGCTCGTGACCCTATGGGTTCGGTAGTCCGTATCATTACTAAAGAAGATGTATCAGTCCATGTACTAGACGCTAAGATTCGTGAGGAACTTGGCTTAGACAAACCTGACCCGAACTCTGATAAAGAAGTAATAGACAATGATGCTGAAGAAGTAGCTGTCTTTACTATGATTCAGTTAAGTGACTCAGGTAGATGGGAAGTATCACAGGAAGTAGAAGGTAAGATTATTGAATCTACCAAGACCTCTTATCCAAAAGATAAAAGCCCTTGGATGGCTCTACGTTTAATCTCCGTTGACAATGAGGATTATGGTCGCTCATACGTTGAGGAATACTTAGGTGACCTTAAGTCACTTGAGGGTCTTACAAAGGCTATCGTAGAAGCCTCTGCTGCTGCTGCCAAGATGTTAATTTTCGTAGCTCCTAATGGCACTACTCGTAAACGTAACGTGGCTGAAGCTGCTAACCTTGCTGTCCTAGAGGGTAATGCTGCTGATGTAACCATGTTACGCACAGACAAGCAGGGTGACTTTAGGGTAGCTATGGAAGTAGCGCAGGCAATCAATGAACGATTATCTTATGCCTTCATGCTTAACTCTGCTGTCCAGCGTAAGGGTGACCGAGTAACTGCTGAAGAAATCCGATACATGGCTAGTGAACTGGAAGATGCCTTAGGTGGAATCTACAGTGTACTCGCTCAGGAACTTCAGTTACCTCTAGTATCCTTACTCATGACACGTATGCAACGACAACGTAAGATTCCTGCTCTGCCTAAAGGTATGGTTAAACCAACTATCACTACAGGTATGGAAGCCTTAGGTCGTACCGCAGACTTACAGAAATTAGATATGTTCATACAGTCCTCAGGTCAAACTCTAGGTGCTGAAGTTATCGCTAAGTTTCTTAACGTAGATGAATACTTCAAGCGTAGAGCTGCTGCCTTACAGATTGATACCAAAGGTTTAATCAATACCCAAGCTGATGTAGAGAAGAAAGCACAACAAGAACAGATGATGCAAATGGCTCAAGCAGCTATTCCTAATGCTGTCAGTGGAATCACAAGTGCTATGTCTCAACCTACAGAAGCTCCCCCACAATAAAAGGAAGTAATATGGCGAAAGCTCAACCAACAGTAGAACCTGAAGTAATCGTAGATACACCTGAAGTAGTAACTCAAGTAGCTGTAGAGGTACTCATGGAAGGGGTTAAGTCAGGTTCAACTTATACCCTGCCTAATGGCACTGTAGTAACTAATCATTAATGGTAGATACTCTTAACGCAACCCCGGAGTTAACCCCGGAGAGTCCTGAGTATGTTGCTGAAATGGCTAAGAAAGGTGAGGCTGCTGTCAATGGCGGTGTCCAACCTGAGTTGACTCCAGTTATCGCTCCGAAACCTGAAGGTGTACCTGATAAGTTTTATAACCCTGTTACTGGTGAAGTTGATTATGCTTCTCTGACTAAGAGTTATGTAGAGCTAGAGAAAGCCAAGAGTAAGCCTGTAGAGCCTCCTAAAGAAGCTCCTAAGGTTGAAGCTAAAGCTGAGTCTAAAGATGACTCTAAGGCTCCTGAAGATGCTGCTGGTAAAGCTGTAGCTGATGCAGGTTTAGATATGTCTAGCTTAAACACTGAGTATCAGACCAACGGACAACTTACTCAAGAGAGTTATGACAAGTTAGCTAAAGCAGGTATCACAGCAGACGTAGTAGATGGTTACATTGAAGGTCAAAAAGCTCGTGTACAAGTAATGCAATCAGAAGCCCATGCGGTTACTGAAGGTAAAGAAGGTTATGAGGCTATGATTGAGTGGGCTAAAGCTAACGCTACCCCTACAGAAATCCAAGCATACAACAAGGCTGTAAACTCAAGTGTTCAAAGTGAACGAGAGTTAGCTGTCCGTGGTATGTGGGCTCGTTATGGTGCAGATTCAGGTAATACTGGCAATCTGATTACCAATAAAGTCAATCTCAAGGGTGGTGAAGGTTCTTATGAATCTCGTGCTCAGATGATGACTGATATGCAGAACCCTAAGTATAAATCTGACCCTGCCTTCCGTAAGTCTGTAGAGACTAAACTGGCAAACAGTAATATTTTCTAAGTAATACCCTGAGCCTCTTAACTGCTAACACAGAGGAAAGCTCAGGATAAACCTCTCCTATCGTGAATCGGTAGGACACACCTATAAGTGCAATGCTTATGGGTAGTCTGTAGTACCCATTACAACAGAAGCCAATAACAAGCAGCCTTAGCCTCCCGAGGGAGATAACTCTGTGTACGCTCGTAGTAAGCAACTGAAGTGATACCCCACAGATAACGTTCCCTGTAGGTTCCCTACATAAGTTATCACTCATATCATTTCTAAGGAATTACAATTATGGCTAATGCAGCCCCAAGTCGTTTAGGTCAAGTCAACGGTGCAGGTGATACTGATGCACTCTTTTTAAAAGTATTCTCAGGTGAAGTATTAACTTCCTTCCATCGTGAAAATGTGTTCCTAGAGAAATCTATGGTTCGCACTATCAGTAATGGTAAAAGCGCTCAATTCCCAGCTGTAGGTACTATTACTGCTGCTTATCACACACCGGGCACAGAGTTAACAGGTACTTCAGTTCCTGCTGCTGAACGTAACATTGTCATTGATGACTTGTTAGTAGCTCAGGCTTTCATCTCTAACATTGATGAAGCTAAGAACCACTATGATGTACGCTCTATCTACTCTGATGAAACAGGTAAAGTCCTAGCTGAAACTATGGATAAAAACTTGGCTCAGGTAGGTGTGTTAGCTGCTCGTGCTTCAGCAACAATCACAGGTGGTAACGGTGGTTCAGTTCTAACTAACGCTGGCTACGGTACAGATTCCGCCTTGTTAGCTGCTGGTTTGTTTAGTGCTGCTCAGTTACTAGATGAAAAGAACATCGGTAAAGAGCGTAACGTATTCTTACGCCCTGCTCAATACTACTTGTTAGCTCAGAACACAACTCTGATTAACCAATGGTACGGAGGTGCTGGTGCTATCTCAGATGGTACGATTCTTCGTGTTGCTGGTATTGAAGTCGTTAAGACAAATGCCTTGCCTAACACTAACGTAGCAACTGGTGTAGCAGCTTATCAAGGTAACTTTGCGACAACTGTAGGTCTTGTGATGCATAAATCAGCTATCGGTACTGTGAAGTTGATGGATTTAGCTACAGAGACTGACTACGACATTCGTAGACAAGGTACTTTAATCGTGGCGAAATACGCTGTAGGTCACGGTATCCTGCGCCCTGAAAGTGCAGTAGAGTTGAAAACAGCTTAATAGCAATTAAGTAACAAATAAAGCCAATCTTAGGGGAATCCTTTGATTGGCTTTTTTTTATATTAAGGAACCATTATGGCTTCAAACACGTATCAACCCTTGAGTGAACTTGAGGCTGTAAACCTTATGTTGGCAACTATAGGTGAATCCCCTGTGTCATCTTTAGATACTACAGGTGACCTTCATATTTCTATGGCAGTACAGTTCCTTTATGACACAAGCCGTGAAGTACAGACTGTAGGCTATCACTTCAACTATGAGGAGAAATATCCTCTAGCTCTGAACGTGAACTATGAGTTAGTAATCCCAAGTAACACTCTCTCCTTAGATGTAAGTGACGAGTTTAGTTATGCTTATGATGTAGTACAACGTGGCTCACGTATGTATGACCGTAAGAACCACACATACACCTTTGATAAACCTATCAAGGTTGACATTACATTCTTCCTTCCTTGGACTGACTTACCTCAACCAGCTAGACAATATATTGCCATTCAAGCAGCTCGTAGATTCCAACGTAGAGTTCAAGGTGACGATGCGATTGAGAAGCACACAGCAGCCGAGGAAGCAGCAGCTAAGGCTCAGTTAGAGGAATATGAAGCTACAGCCCGTGATTACAACCTTGGAGATAACTTTGATGTCTTTAATATTATCTCTCGTTAATAGAGGCTCAACTCAATGGCTTTCGTAAATCGTTCTATACCTAACCTCTACAATGGGGTTAGTCAACAACCACCATCTCTTAGATTAACTTCACAGGCAACTGAGCAAATCAATGGGTTATCCTCAGTAGTCTTTGGGTTATCTAAAAGACCACCTACCAATCACTTAGCTAAACTTAATACAGCAGTATTAGAGAATAGCTTTGTACATACAATCAATAGAGATTCAACTCAGCAATACAAAGTGATAATCACTAACGGTGACCTAAAGGTTTATAACTTAGCTGGTGTAGAACAGACTGTAAGTTTCCCGGATGGTAAAGGCTATCTCAATACCTCCAATCCACTTGAGAGTTTCTCCTGTGTGACTGTGGCTGACTATACGTTTATCGTTAATAAGAATGTAGTAGTAACTAAAGATTCCACTACAGGTGGTGGTACATTCAAAGGTGGGTATCAACAGTTTGTAGACCTTCCAACTACAGGTATGGTCGTAGGTGATGTATGGCAAATCGTAGGTACAGGCACTAATAGCTTTGATGACTACTATGTAGTGTGGGATGGTTCAGGCACATGGAGAGAAACTCTAAAGCCCGGACTATTAAACAGAATAAAAGCCTCTACCATGCCTTTTAGGTTGGTTAATAATGGGGGAGGTTCCTTTACCTTCACTACTACAGCATGGGCAGATAGATTAGTAGGGGATGATAACTCTGCTCCCTTCCCTTCCTTTATAGGTAAGACAATATCTGATGTATTCTTTCATAGGAATAGATTGGGTTTTATTGCTGACGAGAATGTAATCTTCAGTAGAGCAGGGGCTTTCTTTAACTTCTTCCCGGAGACTGTCACTGTACTCGTTGACACAGACCCGGTAGATGTAGCTGTAAGTCATAACAAAGTAGCTGTACTGAGACACGCTGTATCCTTTAATACTTCATTGATGTTGTTTGCAGACCAAGCTCAGTTCCAGTTAACAGCTAAGGATTCCCTAACGCCTAAGAC